CTTGTCTGATATACACAATTGCCATTAGAAGCTGTATTCTGATAATAGGGATTCCACTAGCGGGGTCACACCCGGATAGATTTTCTCCTCTTTTCAGTTTATCAGCTATCTCTTGCGATAAGTTTGCATATTCTTGGTCTGTTTTATACATCCACAAAGCGACTCGAATATCGTTAATATGCAACCCATCAAACTCTGTTTTCATATCAACTCCGCCAAAAGTTCCGTTATTTAGGATATTCTTTATGGCCAGTTGAATACGATCCAGACAACCATTCAGACCCCGATTGTATCTCCACATCATTGATGGGATAAGCGGGTAATCTTTTAAATCAATACCATGAGCGATGAAGAAGCTATGTAAACCTACGTACACTCCAACCCATTCCTGGTAACTTAAACATACTTGTCGATTCATTCGAAAGGAGTTGGATATTCTAATCCAAAACCCTTCACATTCGATCCAAGTAGATCTAACCATTCCATAAGAATAATCATCAAATTTTTCTTTATGGCAGGTTATCGTAATAATTGATCCAGTTTCGTTAACTCCTGTATTGGGAGTTGCAAAAATCCATCTAGATGTATTATCAACTTTCTGCAAGTTGAAACAATCTGGGCTTACGAATCTCCCGGTTTTGGGAGGTAACATACTGATTAGCTGTCTTATCCATTTCCAAGACCGCTTCAAGTAGTTAAAAGTTGGATCTAGGCATGTTTGGTTAATATGCTTTTTAGATTCCTCTAATATTAAGTTAGAATGTTCATAAATCGGGGTATTTTTGTAAACCCCGGATAACAGACATTCTGTCTTGTCAACCTCCATCTCATTTTGAATGAACTTAAGAATGTTTTCCATTCCTTCAAGATTCTCATTCCCTATGTGGGACGGTTCAGCAAAATTCTGACCTTTTTCTTCACCCACACCGATTCTAGTCAATAAATCTTTTAGAGACTTGTCTTGGAAGTATCCGAAATTCGAAATACTAGGAAGGTTCTTTTCTGAAGCTTCATTATTGTATTTCTTCCGGACACTATCTCGTAGCGATTGGATTCGCTCTTTTCGCCTATCCAATTCTTTGTTTTCCATTTTGTAATTAGTGTTGAACACACCTAAGCTACTAATTTCGGCGAGTTTCTTGTTTAATTGCCTGATTTGTAAGATCAAATCCGGATTCATCAAACTTCCTCGAATACACTGTTTGATTAAACTAATCCATGGGTTAGTTTCATCACTATTTAAGATGGCCTGAAAGACTAAATCTTCTGGAACATCGTCTAAAATTCCCTTAAATTCAGGGAAATCAATAAGTCTTTTCACCTTGTGCTTCCTATCATGGAGGGGTTGCTCAGGGTCAACATTCGGTTCTCTTTCTCGGAAGCTGTTGAAAGCTACATCCGGAAATTCACTTGAAGGTAGATAATGAGTTTGTAAGAACTCAACCCCTTTGTGGACATAGAAAGCTGTGTGCTGAATCATTTCATCAAATGATTTATAAGCCAGATTTTCTTTCTTTTCATTCATGTCGTCTAAGACACTCATTCCTCGTTCGAGTAGTCCGG